AATTATGCTCTGAAGTTCGATAATCTGTGCGCGTGTCGCTTCGATTGCCACTGCCTCAACCTGATCTTTCGGAAGGATGACTTGGTTAGCAATGGATTCACCCACTTTGCGTGACCAATCGAGTTTCATTAGCTCATCTTGGTTAATTTGTGGGTTACCCGTGTAGCGTTGGATCAGAAGATCAAGGATTGCCGCATCTTGACCCTCGGTTTGAGGTAAAAGTTCCTCTGCTGGCGAAAATGCCATCAAAAGTATGTCGCTAGGAGGCAAATTGCGCTCTAACATGGACAAAACGCATGAAACTGCTTCTTCATCGAGGTGTCTAGGGATCTCAAATGGCACTAAGAACGATGGAATCTCGGATTGCGCCTGTTCAAACGCTTCTACAACCTCTTTTTTAGCCCACATTGCGTTTGGATTCTGCAAACGAGCAAAATCAATCTGCGTTTTTAGTTCAGATGCAGCTTTAATATGCTCAGGGTGACAGATTCCACGCTGCATACGCTCAACTGCCTTGGAATATTGTTTCACCCAACGCATTAAAATGCCTTCGCGAATCTGGTTCTCAACGGCAGCAATGCGATTTACTTCACTAGCGGTTTTGTCTCCACCAGTGATGTTCATCACGCTGCTTGGCAGGAATGTTCCCATCTGAATCTCAGCCAGACCAGACATGAATTGATCCAACTTAATGAAATCTTCCACATCAGCGGGGATTGCGGACTGAACTACGTCATATCCTTCTGCCACATATGCTACGGGATGCATTACTTGAAGCGGAGGAATGCCTGTTTTAGCGGTTGGGCCTTTCTTAAGTAATAGCATCCCGCGCAAATATGAGTTATCGACAATGAGATTTCTAGCCTTGTCGATAGCAATATGCGTGTTATACAAGTCTCGTCCTGCACCACGGGAAGACATCAAAGCACCAGATCCAATCTCGATAGAGAATAGGGCGATTGTATCCGACATTCTGTTGTATCTATCCAATTGTGTGCAGATTTCATCTCCGCTCTTGTCATCGAAAAGATAACGCGAAATTTTACCAGTTGGTTCTTTGATGAGCAACTCACCTAGCTCAACGTATTTTGCATCGTTTTCGTAGCTTGCACCATAGGATCCCTCTCGCATCCAGTCCTCGTAGCGTCGAGCATCATCGTCAGAATCTAATGTGCGTCCCGCTGGGGTTGCGTTGTTGATTGCCTTTACCAAGTTATTGATGTGCCAACCTGCAAGTGCAGAGAGTCTTGGTTGCTCCAGCACTGGTAGCAATTCAGCGATCTGATATCGACGCTTTCTTGCCCAGATCGGAGTTGAGTCCGCTTCCTGCGGGGTTTCGATGGAAAAGAACGTATAATCTTGGCGCAGAAATTCTGGTTTCCAGTCACGAACGTCATCCCAACAGACAGCACAAAAACCAAATGTCGTATTCTCATGCGTGACCTGTGCCACTAGATCATCGTGACCCTTCCAGCCTCGGATGCATTTCGTAATCTCTTCGCGGAATACTTTAGTTTTGTGTTCTTCGCTTACTCCCTCTAGCGGAAACTTGGAATATGTTAACGTAGGGGACTGCTCAATTACCTGTTTAAATGGTGGTTGTAATCGGCTAACCATCGTAGACAAAAACCCAGTTGGGCGATTACTGCGCCAATTCTGACCCATGCTTTCCAATTTTTTTGCACTATACGGAGGTTCATTGTTTAGCTTCTTCTGAATCAATTGGTTCTTGCGGTTGCGCTCAACATTCTGTTGCTTGAGTCTGCGATATGCAGAATGCGCTTGCTGGCAGTCTTTAAACGTCCGTTTAACCTGCAATGTGTCAGGATTTACAACGTCCCCCGTGGCGTTATCGTCAACAATCTCCAGTTCGGAAACCCTCTGTTTGTCCGATGGTTTCATAATCCGCGCCGCTTTCGAGGCGTAGACGTTGGTGACTTCTGCTGGAATTGGTTTGGTTGTATCTGCCATATTATTTGAGATTTAGCCAGCAATCTACTGGCAAATTTTCTGACGGGGAAATGCTGTCGCGGGACATAAAGACTGCGGACTTGTTGTCGTGACGTAGCAACAAGCAACCACCTAGTGACTTGGAGGTCTTTGTCTCTTTAGCCTGTCTAATGCTTGCACTTAACCTATCCGTTGCCTTTACGCAAGCACCGCAACCGCTTTTCCACTGCACGTTCTGCTTGCAGTTAAGACAAATCTTTGCGCGTTGCTCTGCCAAATCACTAGATACAAGTGCTACTTCTTTTGAAGAATTGATAACATTCTTAGCCCAGATCGTAATGTCATTTAGCAACTCTGTCTTTTGACTGGGTGTATTAACGGATGTTACAACTACCATATCAACTCCGTGACAGAAGTTGGGGTTCTTGCTACAGATGTACGAATTGACATCACCCTCCACGTCACCAACTGGCAAATGGTTTTCGGCACGAAAATTCGTGACAACCTCCAAAAGATTGTCATAGCTATGACCAGTGAGCTTTGCATCACCATCGTAGTAATGCCACCCCCCCGGCGGGATCATTCCAATTATCGGTTTTGCCATGAATTTTTGAGTTTTACGTCAGTTTTGTAAGGTTTGCAAGCAAATTCTTACTTATTTATCAAATTAATTGCTGAAATCAACGAATTCATAACTTTCAATTCCAGTATGTTTTTTCTGGAAAACAAACTTTTCTGGTTTCGGTTCGGTCATCGTAGCAACAACTCCACCCCGTTGACGCATGAGGTAGACCAGCAGGGACAGGGAATCGAGTGCGTCAGGACTATTTTGGCGAGTCCGTTTTACGAAGTCTCCCTTGCTCTCGACTCTCACCAACCCCTGCCCCTGCTGCTTGTACCGCCGCGAAGTTGCTTGTCGAACCAACTCCTCAGTGCGGAAGCTAGGCGATATTTTTAGATACTCAAACTCCAGATATTTTGCAAGTCCGAAAATCAGTTCTGTAACAACTCCTGAATACAATTCGTTTGCGCGTTGTGTGTCATCTCCCAAGATATGGGTTTCGGAACTGGCCCATGAATAATTGACTCCCATGACTTCGCTTCCGTACAAGGATCTCAACGCATCGTGGATACCCGCTCCATTTCCAGTTCTATCAACACATAGCCAATTCGCGCCGATCCTCATCTCCTTTGCAAAGCGGATGATCTCTGCGGTCTGCTCTAGTGTTGCCAATTTCGGGAACTGCATTTGCGAGTCTAATTGCAAACACGTCTTTGGCTTTTTGAATTCACGGAATTGTCCGTCCCGTGGAGTCCAACCATCACAGAGTCCGTATCGCCCGAATGAGCAGACAACTTGATCTCGCCCCTCCAATGCCAAATCGAACGCTGCTAGAGGCACTACAGGCCCAATAAACCGCAAACTGCCCATTGAGTTGTCCATCATGGCAGGAGTTATGATTGCCATCGATATGCCTTCCTGCGGAAAGAATCCACGGGCCATTGTGTAGTATTCGGCAGTCCTACCCTTTGACTCGTATGCCATGTAGCCCTCGTAGGATTGGAAGCCGGGGAACACAATCTCCTTCTCCAGCACGTTCTCGCACCTAGCAGCGTCTAACCTCAAAACGTGCCATCCCTCCCTACTTTCCCATTCAAAGTCTTCCTCGCAGTCTACACTCTGCCAACCTCGTATTGGCTCGCACCTCTTTCCGAATTCACTATTCCTGTCTTTCGGGTTCGATGCGCCAAAAATCTTGATGCGTCCCTTGGAATCCTTTGTGTCCGCAGCAGACAAGATGTTTTGCAGACCCTCCCACACCCCAGCGGGAACCTCTTCAGCTTCGTCTAGGACAACGTGTGTCCTACTCATCTGTCCCCACTTGGGATCTGGCTTTTGCCTTGGACTTGGATGGAACCCTCGGAGCGTTCCAGTCCCACTATCTCCTTTCGGTACGGCAACTAGGTGAATGCCGTTCTTGTCATCGTCATTGGCTTGAATGCTCTTAACAAGATCCTCACTGCCCTCGTACTCTGGTCTAACCAATGCGGTTCGGTAGAAGTTTTTAATTGCAGCGAATACGTTTCTCTGCGCGTGTGCCTCGGTCAACGAAACCACTTTGATACAGGTGTACTCTGGATCTCGCATCCAATCCAATAAAAACCACGCAGCAGCATTGAACGTCTTGCCCATCGCTCCTGCACCTTGAACTAGCAACTTATCATGCTCAAACAGGCATCTCCATGTATCCGCTGCACTTTGTGGCCTCCAGTCATAAACCCCTGCACCCCACAAAATCGTTGCTGCCGCTTCAAACTGATCATGCTTGAGCAGGTGTTGAACGAAGTTTAACACAGTTTGCCTAGCCACCTTTTCGTCCAGTGTAACCAACTTTTTCTGAGAATCCGTAAGATTTGTCAGTATAAACTGAGCAGCATAGATGATTCCATTGATATCATCCTTTTCTGCCTCAATTCGTATCTTTGTGGCAATGTTAATTGCCTGTAAAACTGACGCGGGTTTATTCATTCACTTTCCAACCATACATCAGATTGAACCAAGCAAACTCCCTCTCCCCCATCTTCTTTCTGCTTCTAAATACTTTGGCAAATCTATTCACAAACCATTTTTTGTAATCGCTAAACTCTTCCATGCTCCAGCTTTTTTTAGAATACCAATTCTCTTGGTGTGTGAATTCTCTATCGAATCCTTCAAATCCAACCCGCTTGAACATCTCGTCCAATGCTTCCATCATAAATGTATCTACTTTGCTCATAATATTAATCCCAGTATAGTTGTGTTCCTGTTAGTTTTCCGCTCATCATTCTCTCCAAGACTGGCTCAACGTCCCACGGGTACAATCCCTTCTCATAGCAGGTTTGCATTCCAAAGTATTCGTTAAACTTATCTGCATCTATTCCGCTGTTTTTCAATGCTTTATCTAGTGCATCAAACTCAATATGCTCAATCGGATTGTCCGTGATCACGATCCCAAGTTGATCTATCCTATTGTATTTCACTCCTCGTCCTCCTCGTCTTCCTCGTCCTCGTCATCTTCGTCATACATCGAATTCTCAATCAACTCATGGATCTTGACCTGCAAAATCCCAACCATGCTTGCCAATGGCAAATCAAACTCGGCGATATAGGTATCGATTAATTTATCAATTTTGTTTTGTAGTTCCGTTATCTGGTCTGAGTCTTTCATGTTCCTCCTTTAGTTGGTGAATTTTACCATCCTTACTCCAAATCCGCACGTTTCCTAACTCTTCAAACTGAAAATCCCACTCCTCTTTTGAGATGCGTCCGCACATATAGTCCTCGTTGGATTTCCGTTGCGCTTCTAATCTTGTCATGTCCAATGATCTAATGGACAACGCTCCGTGTCCATAACTACTTTTATCTCCATGTTGCAACCGCAAACACCGCACTTTCCCGCGCCACTGAATGCCGTTGGATCGTAGTGAACACACTGGTTGCAAATAAGTAATCTCTCCTCGATCTGCTCCTTATTCCGTATTGGCATACCTGCTCTGACGAATGCCGCTGCACTTCTCACGAAGCTAATCGCTTTCTGCGCTATGTTTGGCTCAATCATCGCATTCCAAAGATGCTCTTCAATGCATCAAGATTGGTAGTGTTTCCGCTAATGTATGGCTCAGTCTCCTCTTCCTCTTCCCCTTTGTACATTGCCGTGTTCCATGTTGTATCGAACAACTTGCGAAGTCCCTTCGCAGACATGGTTACATTCCCCCTTCCGTTGAACGATGGGTTCTTGTTGCTGTACACTTTCCAGAGTTCTTCTTTTGTCATACGTTTATCAGTGCAATGTTAAATTCCGCTGCAAGCATGGTGGTCGATTCGTCAGTTGGGTAAGTCTCACGATAGACTATCCGCTTGATGCCATACGATGCAAGCGATTTCAAGCAGTTGTTACATGGCAATGTTGTTGATGCAAGTAGGTAACACTCCAATGGTTTAACATGGCGCAATGCGTTCTGCTCTGCATGGACAACGTAATTCCTACGCTTATCCCTGTCAGTCCAGTCTTCCTCCATGTGCGGTGGGAATCCGTTGTACCCGCAAGCCGCAACAGTGTTGTCATGCCTCAACAGCACCGCACCAACCTGCCTCCACGGGTCTTTGCTCTTCTTGGCAACCACCTCCGCTATCGACAATGCGTATTCATCCCAGTTCATGATCTATTTATTTCTCCAATATGGTCTTCCAACCAATATACTGCCTGACCAGAATCCCTAACGTCATCTGGAAAGATACACTCGTCAGATACGATTCCGTTGAGTTGCAGTGCGTTCATCACTTTAGTTGCGTTAAGCCTCTTGTATTCGATGTAATGCTCCAGAGTGTTCATTCGTCACCCTTCAGACCATCGTACACAACATACAATATAATAACCGCTAACACGATATAGCCTATGATATATCCCATATATGACACCTTATTGACAGGACTCACACTCTGGATCATCGATGCGACACACCCGCTCAACCTTCACTCCATCCAAGTCATCGTCATCCTTCAGCACAACTGGCTCCTCGATCACGTCTAACTTGTCTGCCCGTGCGATTGCTGCCTCGTTAGTGTAGCGTTTCTCTGGGTATCGCTTCGATAGCTTCTCTACGTTAGCCTCGATACACTCGTTAAGCGTCAAGCCCAATTCGTTCAACAAACCAGTCAGGTAAAACAAGATATCTCCTGCCTCTTCTCGCACGTTGTCGATGTCTAATTGCTTCTGATACACTGCGTGTTTCTTTACTGCGTCAAGCAACTCACCCGCTTCACCACTGACACCCACTGCCATGTGTAGGACGGATGCCTGAAGAGGTGTTAGCTGGACAAGTATATCATGACCCGGCTTCACGATGGACTGCACAAACTGCTCGTATGGTGTAGTTAATTTCATTTTGTATGTATGTTAAAGTATGCCAAGCCAAAGCAACCTGCTTCAGCTAGGTGGACTAACTTTCCCTCACTACCTATGGCTTCGTCAAGCATCTTTTTAGTTATCATCTGCGGATGCCCCTCATGTGGCTCGATATCAACCCATTCAAATATGCGAAGCACCTTCGCTGCTCGCAGTGCGTTGCGGATGATTAACGCAGGATCATCAGTATGCTGGAGACAATTGTAAATCCAGCACTCATCGAACCCCTCTTCTACCACGTCCTCACCTCGCATCACCAGACATTCAACACCATGCTCATGGTAG